ACTCGAAATTTGTGTGCGGGCAAGATCAACCGCGCTTGGCCGTTGGTGTGAGATCATGTGAGCGGTTGGGAAAGGGAGGCGATTGTGCCAACGACGGATGAACTGTGGTGTCACGCAGTGATCGATGGCGAGTACTGCGGGATTCGCCTCAAGCCGAGCAGGCGCGGAGGGCGACCGCCGAAGTACTGCCCACCGCACCGCGGGTACCGCCCACACGCCCGGACCGAGGCGCCCCGGCTCCGCCTGGTGCTGCCGGAGGGGACCCCGGAGCCGACAGGCAAGGTGGCCGAGCGGGTGAACGCCGAGCTTGAGCGTGTGGCGGACGCCCTCAAGGTGGAGCGGGGGGATGCCGTGCTGACGGTGCTTGGCGGGACTCGTCAGCGCCTCGCCGAGCTGGATGCGGCCGGAGCCGAGGTCAACCCGGCACTGAGGGCCCTGATCGTCAGGCTGGCCAACGCCTTCGAGTCGGTGATCTGGATCGATCCGACGAAGCTCGCCACGCTCTCGCGTGAGTTCCGTTCGGCCCTGGTCGACCTCGAGCCGGAGAGGGGAGAGAAGCGCAATGCTGATCCCTTCGGCCTCGCCGAGATTTTCCGCACCGAGGCGTCCTGACCGACGAACGCTCGGCCCTGTCGCCGGAAAGATCTCTAAGGCGCTCGGAAAGCCGTTCCTGCCGTGGCAGCAGCAGGCTGCGGACGTCGCCCTCGAGGTGGACCCGAGGACTGGTCGGCTCGTCTATGACGATGTCCGGGTAACGGTCCCCCGTCAGTCCGGAAAGACGACGCTCCTACTCCCGATCATTCTGACTCGGTGGCAGGCCTCGACATGGCTCGGGGGCCCGCAGACAATGCTCTATTTCGCGCAGAACCGGATTAAAGCCCGTCGAAAGTGGGAGAATACTTTCGTTCGCGACCTCAAGGGGTACAAGCCGATACAGGGAATGTATGACGTCAAGTTGTCGACCGGTGATGAGCACGTGAGGTTCGACGATGACTCGATATTCGGTATCGACTCGACCACCGAGAACGCCGTGCACGGCGACTCGCTCGATTGGGCGGCTCAAGACGAGGCGTTCGCGCTTGCTGACTTCCGGATGGACCAGGCTGTAATCCCAACAATGGCAACCAGGCCGTCAGCGCAGTTCTGGGTCGTCTCAACTGCGGGAAAGGATGACTCGGTATACCTGTGGAACAAGGTGGAGACGGGGCGGATCGCCGTTGCGCAGGGGTCGACGGGGAAGATCTGTTACATTGAATACTCGGCCGAGCAGGATCTAGACCCGGAGGATTACGGAAACGAAGATGTATGGTATTCGTGCATGCCGGCTCTCGGGCACACGATTCCCATTGATGCCGTTCAGTCGGCATTCGGCAAGATGGAGAGGCCGGAATTCGCGCGTGCGTATCTGAATATCTGGCCTGATGAGGTCATCGATACGAAGATTCCGCTCGGATGGTGGCGCGCGTGCGCCGATCCGGCCTCGTCCATCGCTGGCCAGCCTGTCCTAGCGGTCGACGTATCGTGGGACCGTTCGACGGCGTGCATCGTTGCTGCCGGTCGGTCAGCGACCGACCCCGACCGGGTGGCGCTCGAGGTAGTCGACATTCGCCCCGGCATGGGCACGCGATGGGTCGTGCCTCGCCTGGTGCAGCTCCTCCACACGCACCAGGGCCGCGGGGTGGCGCTGGACGCCTTCGGCCCGGTCACTTCACTGGTGCGTCCGCTTGTTGAGGTCGGGATCACTCCCGAGGTGCCCGGCACCTCCCGGATGGTCGGCGCGTGCGGGTCGCTGTACGACGCGGCGCGCGATCAGGTCATCATGGTCAGGTCGGACGACGCGCACCCGAAGGGGGACCCTGTCCTCGAGGGAGCACTCAAGGTGGCCGCGACAAGACAGCTCGGGGACTCCTGGGCATGGAGGCGGGAGGCGAGCCGCGGGGACATCTCCCCGCTCGTGGCGGCGACCGTTGCGCTGTGGGCTCATGGGGAGTTGCCCGAACGGGCCTATGATCTGAGCGAAACCTTCGGGTAGGAGGCTGTAGATGTCGCGGATGGGCGATGCGTGGCGGATCCTCAGTGGTCGACAGCAGGCGCGCTCTCTGTCCGCCGCTGAGTTGATCGCCCTGCAGCGGACGGGCGGTCGCATCGGTGCAGTGCCGGTCACCCACGATTCCGCGCTGCGGCACTCCGCGGTGTGGGCATGCCGTCGATTGCGCTCCGAGCTCGTCGGTTCCACCCCGATCGACTGCTTCCGCCCGCTGGATGGGCAGCTCATCGAGGTGACGAAACCGCAGCTCCTCGACCGCCCGGGGGCGATCGTTGCGCATCCGGAAGCCGATTTGATCGAGTTCGGTGAGTGGATGGCTGCTACACAGTTCGACCTCGATGGGTACGGCAACACCTGCGGACTCATTGTCGAGCGGGATGGGTTTGGCCTACCGAGCAGGGTTGACCTGGTGCCGGCGAGCATGCTTGCCGTCACCTGCACGGGTGGGATCAATGGCAAGCCGGGCGGGAAGATTGAGTATCGACTCGCTGGCACCATCTACCCGCCGGATCAGGTGTGGCACGAGAGACAGAATCCGGCCCCTGGCCTGTACATGGGATTGTCGCCGGTTGAATATGCGGCATGGTCCATCGGTGGATACCTCTCGGCACAAGAATTCGCCGTCAATTGGTATGCCAACGGTCAGCCGGGTGGCGTATTGAAGAACACGAAGGAGGATCGCCTCGACCGAAAGGTCATCAACGAGGTGAAATCGACCTATCGTGCTGCGATCGAGGACAATGATATCTTCGTCGTCGGTGCCAACTGGGAGTGGTCTGGCGCCGAGGTTACTGCTGCATCGAAGGCGTTCCTCGAACAGATGGAATTCGGCGCGACCGACGTCTGTCGATTCTTCGGTGTACCTGCCGACATGATCGACGCTGACACGTCGAGCGGCAGTATTACCTACGCGAGCATTACGCAGCGGAATGTGCAGCTACTCGTCATCAATCTAGGTCCGATCTACGATCGCCGAGAGAAGAAATTTAGTCGCAACATCCCCAAGCGCAGGATAGCGAAGTTCGCCACCGACGCGATCCTGCGAATGGACCCAGAGGCACGTGAGCGGGTCATCCTCGCTCGGGTCGGTGGTCGTACGCTTGCGCCGTCCGAGGCTCGAGCGCTCGACAATCTGCCCCCGTTCACCCCGGAACAGCTCGCAGAGTTCCGTGAGTTGTTCCCCCAGAAAGCACCAGGCAAGCCGGCGAACGAGTCGGCTACCGGCTCCGAGAGGTGGGAGATCCCAGCATGATCGACAGGATGCGCGACGCCGCTCGGCAGCGCGGTACCCGCGAGCGGTACCGCTACGAGGCGGACCGGCCGCAGCAGCGGCGCAACGACGAGGGGGAGCGACACGGCCCGGTCCTGGTGCGTGGTGCGCTCGCCCGATCCGAGGTCCGAGGCCTCAGCGACACGTCCTCGGCCCTGGCCTTCGAAGGCCTCGCCTCGGTCACCGGACAGTCCTACGAGATGTGGGACTGGTACGGGCCCTACGCCGAGGTGGTCGACGTCGGCGCGTTCGCGTCCACACTCTCCCGTGACGATCTCGATGTCCCGCTCGTTCTGCAGCACGAGTCGATGCGCAGGATCGCCCGGACCGTCAATGCGTCCTCGACCCTCGAGCTGGACGAGGTTACCGAGGGGGACGTCACCGGTCTCCATGTGTTGGCACCGAACCTCGACCGGGATGACCCGGATACGTCCTACATCGTCGGCAAGCTCTCATCGGGCCTGATCGATGAGATGTCCTTCCGGTTCTCGATCACCCGCGGACAGTGGTCCCCGGATTGGACGGAATACCACATTCAGGAGGTCGACATTCACCGAGGTGATGTCGCGATCGTCGGTTACGGTGCGAACCCGGCGACCGTCGGTGGACTCCGCTCCGCCGGGGGCAGGCTGGCCAGCGCCTCGCTGGACGATCTGCGCGCCGAGCTGCAGCGGCGTGGCGAGGTTGAGCGTGTTGTCGGTCGTCCGGCAGCACTTGCCCTGATCGACCTGGCGCTCGCCGAGGACATCTGAGTCGCACTTCCGCGGCGTGGCATAATTCAAGATCGTAGAGAGGTCACAGCCTCGCGCTCGGCTCCCCGCGCTTCGCTCGGGGACTCGCAGTCTGTCGCATTCGGGCCCGTCGTCAGAAACGTCCCCGAATGGAGAGGTCATGTCCACCCTCGTGGAGTTGATCGCACGACAGCAGGCTGCGGTCGACGCAGCCGTCACCGCTTTCACGTCGTCCCGCGGCGCGCTCGACGCGTTGCGCACCGAGCTGAGCTCGGCAGCCACCGTGACCCCCGAGCAGGACTCGCGGGTTCGTTCGGCCATCGAGACCAAGAACGGAGCCGCGACCGCGGTCCGGACCGCTCGGGCCGAGCTCGAGCGCCTCGAGGCCGAGCGCGCGAGTGACGACGAGATCGATCAGATTGCCTCGCAGCGCACTCCCGGCGCCGACCGTCCGGCGTACGACCGGGTGGCGCGGACCGGTGCCGAGCCGCACACCTACACCCGAGAGACGGCCCACCAGGGCGTCTCGTTCGTGCGGGACCTGGTGGGCTCGCTCGACGGGTTCAGCTTCGACGCTCGCGATCGGATCAGTAGGCACATCAAGGAGGTCCGGACCGACTCCCCGAACCTGTTGCAGCGTGACGTGGGCACGGGCGCGTTCGCCGGCCTGACCGTTCCGCAGTACCTCACCGACCTGGTGGCGCCCGCGGTGGCGGCCGGTCGCCCGCTGGCGGACAACTGTCGCAAGCTGGATCTTCCGCCGGACGGCATGACGGTCAACATCTCCCGGGTGACCACGGCAACCTCTGCGGCGATTCAGGCCACCGAGGCGGCCGGAGTGTCCGAGACGGATATCGACGACACCCTGCTCACGGTGAACGTCAGGACCATCGCAGGTCAGCAGGACATCAGCCGGCAGGCCATCGATCGGTCGGTCAATGCCGACCAGGTGACCATCGAGGACCTGGTGCGCAGGTACCACACCACCCTCGATTCCGGCATCATCAATGACGCCGGCACCTCCGGTACCCACCTCGGTATCCGGTCGACGACCAGCATCATCGCCGTCACCTACACCGACGCGACCCCGACCCCTTCCGAGGCGTGGGGCCCGCTGTGGGACCTCCAGCAGCAGATCGAGTCCGGCGTCTACGCTGCCGCGACGCACCTGGTCATGCACCCCCGGCGTTGGGCATTCTTCTGCTCGGCCATCGGTACCAATCAGGCGATGCTCGGTCAGGCGGGCGTCGCCCCACTCCTGCTCGGCGAGGAGCAGAACAAGACCTACGGTGCCGGAGTCCGCGGCATCCTCGCCGGCCTGCCGGTCGTGGTGGACGCGAACATCCCGACCACGATCTCGAGCACGCAGGACACCATCCTCGCGGTCACCGACCGCGAGCTGTTCCTGTGGGAGCAGCCGGGTTCCCCCCTGTTGATCCGGGCCGAGCAGCCGGGTTCCGGGAATCTGATGGTCAAGCTCGTCGTCTTCGGCTACTCGGCGTTCACCGCCGGTCGCTACCCCGGTGCCCACGGTGCGATCACCGGTACCGGTCTCACGACTCCGACCTTCGGCATCGCTGCAAGCTGATCCGCTGACCCCGCCCCTTGCACCAGTGGGGGGCGGGGTCCCGGCAGCAGAGAGGATCGGATCATGAGGCAGAACGGCGACATCTTCGCAGGCGACTACCTGCGGCAGGGGTCCCCCACGAACACGACCCGGCAGGAATCCGTGCCGAGGTGGCACGCGACGGCGAACATCGCCATCGCGGCAACCGGTGTGGTGCACACCTCGGCGATTCCGCTGCAGGCGGGTGACCTGGTCGGGGCGATCACCTTCGTCACCGGCACCACGGCCGCCGGCACCCCGACGGCCGGATACCTGGCGCTGCGCTCGCCGGCCGGCGTGGTGCTCGCGCAGTCGGCAGACCTCGGCAGCACGGCGAGGGCGGCGAACACGGCGTTCAAGATCGCCATGGCGACCGCGTACCTGGTCCCTACGGCCGGGCTGTACCTGGTCGACATCTCGTTCACGGCAACCACCGTGCCGAGTCTGATCGGAGCTGCGGCGCAGAACGCCGTCATCGCTGGCGTCGTCGTCACCGGGATGCCGATCCTGGCGCAGACACACGGTTCGGCCGTCGGGGCCGCCCCGCCGGCCACCATCGCGACACCGACCACCGTCGCGACCCTTCCCTACTACGTGATCACGGAGTCGTGACCACCCGGAGGTGCACATGGCAAGGGACGAGAAGCGGAACCCGCCCCTCGAGGAGCGGGACGATGTGATGATCGCTGCGCTGCAGCGGGAGCGCGACGGCCTCATGCGGTGGCCGAAGCCGGACCGCGAGCGCATCGGCGAGATCGACAAGTTACTCGATGGCCGCGGGCTCGACGTCCGCAAGCTCGAGCAGCCGAAGGCTCCCCAGCCCTCGGCTGGCCAGCGCACCGCGACACGCTGACCCGGAGGGAGGGTGGCCGATGGCCATCGTCGACGTAGGTGACACCTACCGGAACACGTTCCGGATGCTCGTCGACGGCACCCTCGCGGATCCCGCGACGGTGACCGCATCGGTCACCCTCCCTGATGGAACAACGTCGTCGCCGACCCCGACACAGGTCGGTCCTGGCGTGTGGGAGGTGCTGTACACCACCTCGCAAGCTGGGCGGCACACGCTCGCCGTGACCGGTTCCGGTGGTGATCTTGGTACTATCGTCGTCAAGCATGACGACGTGATCAATGCCGAGGCGACCGGAGGCCTGCTCGTCTCGGTCGGTGAGGCGCTCGCACACATGAGGGCGACTGGGACCATCACGACCGATGGCGACCTCGAGCACGCTCGGTGGCTGTGTCTGGTCGCTACCGATGCGGTGCAGGGGGACCTCGGTCGAACCTTCGTCCGGCAGGCAGTCGTCGACACCCTCGACGGCGGGAAGACGGTCCTGATCCTGTTGAGTTATCCAGTGATCTCGGTGACGAGCATTACCGAGAACGGGACGGCACTGTCGGTCGGCGACTACACGACGAACCTTCGCCTCGGTCACGTCCAGCGTGGATCCTCGTTGGCGCCGCAGCGGTGGTCGAATGGGTATCAGAACATTGTCGCCACCTATGTCATCGGTGAGCGGATTGTTCCTCCGATCGCTCGAAAGGTTGCGTTGAACGGTATCGAAAGGATGTGGCAGTCCTCGCAGCAGGCATTGCACCCGGGGATTGAGCCGTTCGTGGGCAACTTCGTGACGGTAGCTGCCGGTACATTGACTCCGCTCGAGCTGACCGCCTACAACAAGCTACGTGCTCCTGGGATCGGGTGATCACATGACATCGAACATCGGTGCCGTCCGGGTCGCCCTTCGCGCGGCCCTGGTTTCCGCGTACGCCGCAGATGAGACCGTCGGGGTCATGTATGGACCGGGGGAGCCGACGAACCCGAGCGATGCGGTGTGGGTCGCCTCGCTGCGTGTCGATGTTAACCCGGCGACCCTGGCCGCGTCGTCGCGACCGACCGACGAGCTGATTGAGGCCGAGGTCATCCTCTCGTCGAGTCGTAAC